TAGTAACTATTTTATTATAATTAATCTGGTTGGGTATAGTAATTAACGTGCATACATTAAGGCAGCGTTCCCTGAAGTAAATGTCAATAAATTAAATCTCTCTTCAAACACAATCATATCGTAATTGTAATCATATACTCGCCACGTTGGCTTATTAATACCAATGATGTCGCCAGTTAATTGATTACATATTGTAAGCACTTGTGCGGATGGATCCAATGGAGGCTGAAATGTGTTGAACTCAAATTGTATTTCTTTAAATTTACTTAAATTAATTGCTCCACTTGGTTGAAAGTCAAAAGGATTTGTATTTAAATTAAAATTATAACAATATAATCCATCTGGTGAATTTCCAGTAGAACGAGCATATTTTTCAACATAATTAAAAACACCAGCGTCAAAATCATTTTCTCGATACTTACCATCAAGTAATAATGCCCACCTTTGCATAATATCTTTTTGATTATTTATTGAATATCTACCAGTAACGTAAATATTCGTAGGAGCACTAGGTTGTCCATTAAAACACCCTATTCCGATTGGGTCTATAGATGGTGTATAATTCCCACAACTACTTTCTAAAACAGCAAACCCATTTTCCTGAGATGGATGTTTCAAATCAGATGGTAAGTAATCATATGGCCAATTACTATAGTTCGACCATTCATTCCGCAAGTAAGCGTCACTTCTTTGAAAATACCACATCCAATTTGCTACCATACTTAAACTATCAAGTGATACTTTCTTTGTTCCAGTAACATTTGTAAATTTATATTCATATACTTCTTTTATTAAATATTGCTGATGTTGTGATGCAAATATTTTCATTTCATCTTCAGATAAAAAAGCATATGTACTAATTAAATGGACGTCAGCAGCCCAATTTGTACGTTTATCAGAATTAGTATAATCTAATTCTACATTAGGCGGCGGTTGAATAAATTTGTAAAATTGAAAAAAAATATCAGTTTGATTCGCTTGTTGATAATTCATGTCACTACTTGTAACATCACGTACCACATACAGCTCATTAATCGGTCTCATTTCAATGTCTATATGTAACTCATTATATTGTAAGCTGATTAAAGGAAATGCCATTTTAACTGCTAATGTAAACCAAACATTCAATGGAATATATAATTTTCTAGACCTAATAGAAGGCTCAGGCCCTAAATCAGAGCTATCATAATAGGCACTAGGATATACATTAACACGTGTGCCAGAATTAGCGGGATCATTTATTTCCGCAACATTTCCAGTCATATTGTAATAAAGATGTTTTTTCGTTTCATTGAAATCACGCTCTACTAAATTCTGTAAATATTGCCCTGAAAATTTTTGAATAATTTGACCACCAATTGTAAATTTTACTTCTTTAATCATTTGGGAACCAAGATTTTTAATCCATTTAAATTCATATGGACGCCACTGGTGGCGTGATGAACAATCTGGTGGTAATATTGGGCTCCATATATTAGGCAAATTAACAACTAAATATGTATCCATCAATAAATCCGCATAACGTGATATTTTAAATTTAAAATTAGATGATTCATTAACTCGAAGTGTCCGCAATCCATCAAAATCGGTACGGAACTTTTGTAACCCAAAATTTGTATATTTAGCATACTTAAATTTAAACATTGTCTTTGATGGATTACCATTTAAAATAACATTTTGATTTCCATATGAAATTAGGTTCAATAAACCGCCAGCCATTCCTTTTGTATATATTAATAATACTTTTAACTATTTTAATAATCTTATTATAAATAATTATAGTAAAAAAAATGAGTTGTTAATATAAGTAATGACATCAGTTGTAAAAACTATCACAGGAAATCGATATGCAAATACAATCGCTAATAGCACCGCTCGTTTAAGGAGTATAATACGCATGGGTCCAGCAACTAGGTTTACCGCTGGGGTTAGTGCCGGAACTACCAAACTAATGCAGGATTTAACTAACGCAGATAGTATTACACAGATAATGACAATTATTATTTTATTATTATTTTTTATTATATTTTTTTGGAGTTTTAATAAGATTAGTTTAAATGAAAAAAATTGTAAAACTATAGAAGATGTATATGATTCATTCCCTATGATAAGTAGTATGGATACAAATAATCCGGTTTTTCAATATAAATTACGCGATTATTACATAAAAACCGCTTATAATTGTTGTGCGAGTGGAAATCTTAAAAATGATTTTGTAAATATTTGTGCTTTACGTAATTGTATTAAACAAGGAGCGCGTTGTTTGGATTTTGAAATATATTCAGTAAATAATAGTCCAGTCGTTGCAGTATCATCAACCGATGATTTTCACGTAAAAGAATCATACAATGATATTGCGTTGGTAAAGGTCCTAGAAGCTATATCAATATATGCTTTCTCCGGAAAAAGTTCGCCAAACCCAGATGACCCTTTAATTCTTCATTTTAGAATTATGACTAATAGTAAAAATGTTCACGATGAAATTGCCAGACAATTATATGACACATTACAAGACCGCATATTAGGTAAAAAATTCAGTTATGAAAATTATGGATTAAATATAGGCAGTTACCCAATTAGTAAATTAATGGGTAAGATTATTATAATGGTTGATAAAACAAACCCTTTATTTACTAATACATTATTAAATGAATATGTAAATATAACAAGTAATTCTGCATTCGTTCGTTTACTCCGGTATAAAGAAGTAGCTTATAATCATGACAAGGAAGAATTATTGTATTACAATAAAGAAAATATGACTATAACTCTCCCTAATTTATCGGGAAATAATAAAAACTATTCATCCGTGTTGGTAATGACGTATGGGTGTCAAATGATTGGTATGTCATTTCAAAATTTTGATAATAATTTAAAATATTATACCAAGTATTTTGATGATGCTGGTTCGGCGTTTGTATTAAGACCAGAACGTTACAGATACGTTCCAGTATTTATTCCTAAACCACCATGCCAAGACCCAGATGTTACATTTGGAAGGAAACCCCTAGTTGTAAATCCTGGTTTACCACCAATAAATGTATAATATATATTTATTATAAATGGTAAAGAACAAAAAGATTGCATTTGAAAATACACGCCTTTCTGTAAGTCCTGTTTTATCACCACAAAATTTTTAATATATATTTATTATAAATGGTAAAGAACAAAAAGATTGCATTTGAAGACAAGGAATTAGAAATATTAAGAAATGCCGTGGATAGAGCTGAAATTAAAGTTGGTAAGAAGATTAACCAATCCAATCACATTGAAGCTATTATTAAAATATTAGAAGATTTTTTAAGACATAAAAAATTAATTTGTTATGGCGGCACTGCTATTAATAATATTTTACCAGAGAATTACCAATTTTACAATAGAGACGCTGAAATACCCGACTATGATTTTTATTCTTCGAACGCAATTTCATATGCAACAGAATTAGCAGACATTTATTCAAATAACGGATATGATGAAATTGTAGTTCGCGCAGGAATGCACGAAGGAACATATAAAGTTTTTGTTAATTTTATACCGATTGCAGATATTACACAAATGGATCCAAAATTGTTTAAAGTATTATTAAAAAAAAGTATAAAAAAAGATGGCATATTTTATGCTCCGCCCGATTTTTTACGATTAAGCATGTATAATGAATTATCTCGGCCTGACGGAGATGTTAGCCGTTGGGAAAAGGTATATAAAAGGTTGGTATTATTGAACGAACATTTCCCCATGCGCGAAGATCCAAAATGTTCGGAAATAAATTTTATGAGAGATTTTGCGGGAACGGATTATGAAAATAAGACTTTATATAATATTGTTAAAGATACCATGATAAATGAAGGCGTTATATTTATTGGCGGATATGCTAGTAGTTTGTACGGAAAATATATGCCAGAAACGCAAAAAAAACAATTACAGCATGTACCGGATTTTGACGTATTAGCCGAAAATCCAAAAGAAATTGCTTACACTTTAAAGAATAAATTAGAAGAATCCGAGTTTAAAAATATTAGAATTGTTACAAAGCCTAGTGTTGGTGATGGTATTATTATGACTCATTATGAAGTGCTCGTAAATAACGATACACTTTGTTTTATTTATGGTGTTTCTGGTTGTTATAGTTTTAATGAAATAACCTTGAATAAAAAAACAATCAAGGTTGCTACAATAGAAACTATGTTACTATTTTTATTATCATTTATGTTTTCGGATCGTCCTTATTATGATAATGAACGCGTTATGTGTATGGCTCAATATTTAATCAACGTCCAATCTAAAAATAGATTGGAACAAAAGGGTTTATTAAAACGATTTAATGTAAATTGCTATGGAAAAGAAAAAACAATTATTGAATTGCGAAGTGAAAAGGCAGAAAAATACGAAGAATTAAAAAATATGAAAAATACAAAAGAATTTGATAAATATTTTTACAAATATGTTCCTTCAAAAAAAAATAAAAACTATATTAAAACCCAAACACGTAAAGATAATAAGACGAATAATAACATGACACAAAAAAAAAGGACGAAAACAAAATGGAATAAATTTTGGTAATTTTTAGTGATACAATAATATATAATGAATTTGTATCAGTATATATTATTTTTTGTAATATTAACAATCGTATTCGCATATTCATATAATAAAAAAGAAGGATTTGAATCATTGACATTTTGTTTAAATCAAGGCTATCCACCTGAATTCTGTAAAAGAGTGCCAGTCCAATCTTGTATACATAATTGCCCAGTAGGATCATTTCAAGTAAAGCAATTTAATACATTTCCATTATAACTCGATTTTCAATTATGCTAATTTATCTAATAAATATAGCCAGTATTTTTTGCAAATTTGTAAAAATGTTTTATAAATAAAACACTCGCATATACATTCTGGCATATTATTTTTCATAATAATAATGTAGTCAATTAATAACATAACGAATAAAACGAACGTTTTCCGTATATATAATTGAACAATTACAACCGAATTTGTATACATACATAGTTTTGTGTTTCCATTTACAAAAAAATCATTTGTATCACTTACGCCTTTTAGTAATCGTGTATAAATATTTTCTTCCTTTTGTATATTTAATGATTTAACTGGATTATGTAAATCAATAAGTTTTATAAATAAATTTTTACATATTTTATCATCGTCGATTTTAAAAATATAAGGAGCGACTCCATCTATATAATGTTTATCATACTTGTGTAATTCGTTTGTAATGAAAGGGATATGAGATGATCTTAATATAGATGTTATTAGGTGATTTCTATTTTTAAAATTTGAAACAATAACTTCTTTATGAAGTTTCGTATTATAATAATTAATATATAATTTATCATTTATTGATGCCATGTCATCTGTATCAAAGAGTTTATATATAACGTTTTTTACTATAGTTTCATATATATAAAAATTTTTATGAGTTTTATAATGTGAAAAAAGAATATTCAAATTATCGTATATTTGATTTGAACATCCTTTTATATACCACACTGCAATTAACGACCCAATACTACACCCAGAAATTTTATTAATTTTTATATATTTTTTCTCCTCTAACCGGTGTATATACAACGCGGCCCCGATTCCCAATAAACCATTAATTGCGCCACTATCAAATATTAAATTCATTTGGTTTGGTAGAATTTTGGAATTTACATTAACAATCAATGCGTTAATGTATTGGTCTAATAAATTGATATTATATAAAGGAGTAGGACTGGATACATATTCTTGATTAATAGTATTATCACTTATATCCATAAAATCACATGTGATAATTAATTTATACTAATTACGCTAATCCAATAGTACGCTAATCCAGTAGTGCGCTAATCCAATAGTACGCTAATATTATTTTTCTAAAAATAACATTCCTTTCATTATAAAGTAATAAATACATGAAAAAGCTACACTTGTAAATATATATCCAGATAAACTGGGATTTCCATCTTTTTTGAAGAGAGATGGCAAAATCTTAGCTAATTGTTTTTCAACAACCGGCAATTGAAATAGAAAATATAAAACACCAATTAATATCGGTATTTGAAACTCATCAAATACTGAATCAAATACATTTTTTTTTTCTTGTTTTAACGCCTGTGAATTAATAATTTCTTCATTCGTTTGATGTTGTTGAATATAATCAATAGTTTCATTCTGAGGAATATAGTTTGGCTTTGTATGAACGTCCTGTATTATATGTTGTTGATTTTGTGGTATATCTCTCGACGGCAATGAAGTCATCCCTGCGGCGCTAGCTTGCTGTAATCCGGTTACAAACTGATTCAAATGTTTCTGGTCTAGTGTAGGGTCCACGTCGCGGCTATAGTTTCCTTCCTGTGGAAAATTTTGTATCTGAACGTTTTTTTCATAAGTTTGCATTTGAATATTATGTTCGGATTGCGGCGACATAGGAAGCGAATCAATACTAGTTGTTCCAATAGTGCTCATTATTATATTAATTTCATTTATAATTAACATAATAGACGCATTTACTTAATTATTACTTAATAACATTAAAAAGAGACCTTATCTTTGTTATTCGGATTACATTTTACAATCTTTTCCTTAAACGTATAACATTTATCACCATGTCCATAAATATTTTTACTAACTTCATCCATCGGCGCTGCTTTAAATATTATACAATTTCGATCATTGCATACTTTTCTAAATAAGCTAGCCAGTCCCATACCTAGTATAAAAGAAATCGCATATTTTCCATTATTTGTATGAAGTAATCTCATCATACCTCTTTTCGCTTTCATTATATATTAACAATATAAATTATTCTTGTATCGGTATACTATGAATTAAACTAACATCGGTAGGACACTTTACTTCATTCGCATCAAACATAAAACAATTATTTGCTTTATCAATGTATTCAATCTGAGATGCGTTTTCCGGCGTCGGATATACATGAATTATTGTTGGAGACGGCGAAGATAAATAAGCAAATAATAATCCTATCGACAAACTAACAAAAAATACCTTAAACGAAATATATTGAAAAAACATATACATAATACGCATATAATTATTATTTACTATATATTTATTGGCGTTCTTGTTCTATTTGTTCTAGTAAATAAGGCCTTGCAATATATTTATATTCCATCTTATCTATGTTTTGTTCATCATTGGTTTCAATCGCAATATAACTATATTTCATATTTCTAATCTTTTCCAAAAGGGGAATTATTATTGTAACATGTTTTTCCATCATTGAAGTTATGTAAGCAGAAGACGAGTTCTCTAAATACTCCTTATACATTTTTTTTAACTCATCGACTTCATTTGCCAGAACAATGTTTTCATTATTCACTAATGGAACATTATAATTATCATTTATTATATCTCCATATTTTTTTGTATTTATCATCAACAACTCGGTAACGTTTCCTAGTTCTTCCTTTAATGTATTAAATTTATCGATCGTTTCTTCCTTTGAATTATTTATTTGAAATAAGTGGTCTAATTTCGTCATTATTATTCTCATCTTTAAATTTTCAGTTGTTTTATTATATTTTATTTCTAACTCACGTGCATTATCATAATATTTTCGTTTTATATTTATATTTAATTTACACTGAGATTTACTACCGCAAACCGCTTTCAACATTCCATTTTTTTCTTCAAATATTGTCCCGCCCTTTTGATTACAATTAACACAATTCCCTATTATTTTTTTTAAATTCGTTTTCTTTTCTTTGAATGTATATTTCGGATTTTCCTTAATTGTAGATTTGCGTTTTTTTATTTGGTTATCATATTTTTCCTTAATTTCATAGTAATTACGTAATGTATCGGCGTAGTTATCCATATAATTACATCATTATTTAATTTTACATATTTAGAAATAAATATTTTACCATTGAGGTAGTGATGTTATTAACCCATTTTCATTTCCCTGTGTTTTCCGTAAATATGCTAATTGATGTAATTTTGATACTATATATTCTTGTTTTTTTATATTCTTTATTTCAATTTCAGCAGGTGTTAATTTCCCTTTATACTTATATGCTAAAAACCCCCCAATAAATATAATAAATATACATGTCATATATAAATTAAAAAAAATACTCATATGATTATCTTTAAGTTTTCTACATTCCTTAAGTGTACTACTTAAAAAATATCTAACGCCCGGTTCTATTAATCTAGGCGGAGAGATTAACGATGTATTCATTATTTATTATGGTGATTTTATTTTCATTTATATACATTTATTACTTCAAAAATTTATA